CTCAGGCATCCATCCCCATCAAAGACAAGTAAGTACAGCCCCACCATAAAACGTGGAAGCTGCACCCGCGCTGAGGCCCTCTTACCAAGAGGAAGCCTAGAGAGGGTGTACTTGCCGCACGAGAGACACCTATCGAGATGTTTCCCGAGCTCCGGGAGATCTACCATCATAAGATGGAGATCTCTCGCCTCGATGGAACGGCAGAGAGTCTGGAAATCTCTTTCCAGACTCTTCGCTAGGGCGGGGAAGGCACATGATGCATCTCGCAAGAGTGCAGCATATACCTCTCTCAACTCCACGTGGCTTTTCAACAAGGCCATGGATCATCTCCACAACGGTTGTTCCACGCGCGTTGATCCTACTCTACGACAGGACAGCGAAGGCAGTCGTTAAGACTGCCAACCGAGGAGGCCGGTCAGGTTCTCATTCGCCGTAACGAGACCCCAATCGAACAGCGCATCCGCAAGGATGACGTTGGTGTCCGATGGGAGCTGTTCCGTAACGAAGTAGACCTTCCGGTAATACTCCGCGACAGCACCCGCAGCGTACACCGTCTGTGTGACCTCCACATTGTGGCGATCATACATTAGGGGCGCGGCCTTCGTTCCACGGTTTACCTTGGAATGACGGACTTTTGCGACGTACTGTTGGGTAGCATCCTTGAACAAGTATTCAGAGGAGTACCCGTCCTGGTTGATCCGATTCAAGACGATGTTACCACCGACTTGAGGCAGAGTGAGAGTAGCACCAAACGCCATGGGAGACCCTTCTCGTATAGGTAAGCACAGTGCCTACCACAGGATTAGAGAACAACGTCCGCACTAAGATTCGTGCACCCAACCGTACCGTGGACTGTAATAAGTCTTTAGGTAGGTGGGGACTTTCTTAATGCGTCCGGACTTCGCGGCACTTATGAACTGGTTGATGGCCTTGCGCGTTGTTATATCGCCAAGACTATCACCCATTCCTAAGAGACGGGATACTTCCCGTGCCTCAGCCTGTGCCCTCGAGAGCTTTCGCCCCCTTGGGGTTCCTTTCGGAAGGCCGATTCCGCGGTACGTGCGGAAGAATCTTCGTATAGCAGCGTCATGCCCTAGGGCAGAACGATTGCGAATCACGAAGAGACTCCCTAACGTCAACCACTTGTTTTGATCGACAAGCGGAGACAGGAACGTGGGAAGCAAGATGCCAGTCGGAGCAACAAATCGCTCTTTCGTGACACGCTCTCCATACATGTAACCGGATAAGGTTGCAAGCGGGGAGAGCCCTGTAAAGTTCGAGTAGGTATCCCTAGTGGATGTCTCTCTCATGATACAGGTGTTGAAGCTGTTGCAAGGAACGCTGCCTGGGTCATTCGCATCAAGGAATGAGCTCACGTCAACGAACCAGTCAACAAACCAACTCCAGGGGGTTAACTCCCAGAGTGTGCGGAACCCGTTATAGGTAGTCAGGCCATAGTATGATTCAAAGGCCCTCCAATGGAGGTCAATGTTCATCTGCGGCAAAGTGATACCTGGAGCAATCTTCCACGATGTGCTCCCCCAGACATTTCGTCTGGTAACGGTTGTCCTATCAGCACGAATCAACATGTCTTGTGAATTCACAATGAC